TGCGCTATCGGTTTCTTCCATCACATCGGTTCGCGATATGTATCGCCAATTGATAGCTTCAGATTGTAGCAACGAAGGTAAATGCAAACGATGCGCTAACGTTTCTTTGTTAAACCCAATCTCATCATCGTAGTTTTGACACAATGCAAGTGGCCGCGTGTCATTCGTTCCCATCATGATAAAGTTTTGTTTACCGCTACCATAAATACACATGAGCGAATAAGTAACCGCAACGGTATCATCTTCCGTAAAAATCCCACCTACTTCATATCCTTCGTACAATTCAATCGTAAATGTATTCACGTTGTTTTTTGTGGTTAGCATTGGAGTTGATGTTTGCAATACTACATCATCGCTGCCGTCAAAAACAATCGAATTTTGAACGAGTTGATTGAATATCGTTTTAGCGTTAAACACTCCGCTATTGACTGCGTTTTGGCTAATGTAAAACTTGTAATCGGTTGAAGTGTTGTTGTCGGTAATAAGAACAATGTACTTAAATCCAGGTTGTGCGTACTCGCTCGATGTCATGGTGAATGAAACATCGTTGTTCGAATAACATAAACCTGTAAATGCGTCAATGCCTTGCGCGGTTAATCCTGTTACTGCTGTTGTGTATGCCATTATATCTTTATTTTCTTTTGCAAATTATCTTCAATTACTAATGTGATTTCTCTATTCAATGCGTCTTCAAATTCGGGTTGAAAATCCACAATTGTATCGGTGACTGCATCGCGCCAATAGAACAATGGAGATATACCATTGATACGAATTTTACGCGTCAAATGTCCTGCCAATCCACGATATGCGCGTTCCTTTGCTTCGGGTGTTTTGAATGTCATGAATGAACCATTGGCGTTGCGTGGGCGAATACCTTTTATTTTCATCCAATCGTAAATCGCCTTTTGCATTACACCCATTTCACCTTTCGCTGGTTTTGATCCTGCACCTCTGCGGAATGAATATGGACTGCCTTGGTTTCGTGCCAATCCATTCACACCTTGCTCCACAAAATCAGCGTAGTTACTCGCCTTACCTTTTGCGAAAAACTGAATCTTACTACTCCTTCCATCGTAATAAAAAGAAAGCGAATTGCGCAGTGTGTCAGTTGCAACGGCTCTGCGTTTCTTACCTCTCACAGTTCTATACACTCCGAGATTAAGCATAGCACGTTCAACGACTTCTTGACCAAATCGCTTCATTATCGATGTTAGTGGTGATTCAGCCATTTACAAATTCAGTGTATGCGGTGTTTGGATTGTTCACTAACAAGTTAACGAGTACATCTATTCCTTTACTTTCGAGCGCAGTTGTAAATTCAATGTTTGACTTTTCCCATGCGAAAAGAATCGTTCCCCAACTCGTTGTCGTTGGAATGGATAGTCGTACGATCTCTTCTAGATCTTCTATTGTGTAGTTCATATAGTAACCATGATTGATACGCAATTCACCGCTGCGGATGTGGTGGACGCGTTATTAACTACTTTGATGCTTGCGTATTGACCTGCCGTAAATGATACGCTGTTAGCTGTATTATTAAAAAAATTAGCTGCGCTTCCTGCGGCTATCGTAATGACTACCGAGGTATCTGCATTGTTCTTTCGTAATGTAACAACCAATGATCCAGTTGCTGGTTGAGTTGTGGCAGTTGTAAAGTACATTCTACTCAACGAGCAATCCTGCGGAAATACTGTTACTCTTATGTTTTCACTGATTGACAATCCACTACCTGTTAATCCAAGGTAATTTGTTGCACCTGCTCCAACAGATGTATTGGCATTGCCGACTGTTCCTGTTAAAAATGATGTACCACTTCCAGTATTTGCTTTCGCGTTCAACTGCGTTTGGATGTCACTTGTTACACCAACCAACCTTCCTAATTCAGTTGTCGTTACCGCACTACTCGCCACCTTTCCACCTCCATCGCTTACCAATGCACGACTGCCTGTTAAATTACTCGATGTAATTGTACTCGCTGCGCCTGTTATCGTGTCTTGTTTAGTACTTAACGCGTTGCTCGTTTCCCATAAAGAAGTTGTCGTGTTATATTTCAATATGTCGTTATTCGCAGGAGTTTGCGCACTGACATTGTGCAGTTCTTGCATCTCATATCCATTCTGCACTCTTACATACATTCTTCCTGCGCTGCCGTTGTTGGCAGTTGTAACGAATCCCAAATACACCAAATGATTTGGTGCATACGGCTTGACATTGGTAACGCTTCCTGCCGTTGCTCCTAAATAAACCGCGTCACCATCAGCCCAAGTTGATGTTGGGAATAAACTCAACCCATCGAGTTGACCATTGACAATTATCAGTCCTTTTTGATTGGCTGCAATGGATGTACTCAACACAATTCCAACTGTCTGCGCACTTGTTGCATCACTAGAATTATTCGCAAGTTTAACCGTTAACCTATCGCCAGTACCACCGAATGCGTACACCGCTTGACCTTTGGTAATGGTTGTTGCTTCATCATTGGTTACATATGCGAGTAATGTGTTTGGTGCAGTTCCAATAACTTGAAATCCGTTTAATGTGCTGTTGTAAATACAAAACATTTCCGCGCCATCAATTATATCCCCACCAATTAACAATCCATTGTTATTGCGATACAAATCTTTTGCACCTAATGAATTTATATTCAAGGTGCATTGTGTTGTATTGCCTGTTGCGAATCGAATTAAATACGCATCGCCATCGTTATATGCTGTAACGCCTGTAATGGTTGTCGTGTATGTATCAGTTCCGCTTGTTGTGCCTTTTGGAATACCACTACCGCCACCTCCCCCACCTGGAATTGTTTTCCATGTGTTGTCCGCTGCTAGATAGTCAGTCGTTGCGGATGGTTGGTTAGTTGTGAATTGAACTTTCTTTGCCATTGTTATTCGTTGTAAGGAATGTCACACGCGTTCCACTCGTAATCAACGGTAATGTCGATTGATCCCTGCACACCACTCAACACATTACTGAACTCTTCAATAAATGGAGTGAACTGAATGGGTTTGGTAATGATAACCGATTCATCGAATATCTGACCATTCTCAATCTCATTAACGAGATCAGCAAACAACAACACGCAATCGCTAATCGCATGGCGTTGGTATTCTGTTTTTAACTCTTTATCACGCGGCAAATCTGCGAATACAATTTCGAGTGAATAGGTCAATTGTCCAGCATCAATGCTAAATTGATTTGGCACAACGTGCATGAATGGGAACTCATCTTCCTTTTCTAAATCCGCTTGTGAAATTTGACCATGCGTGAACTTTCGAATCAATGCGTGGTTATCTGCGAACTCTTTGAGTTTTGCAATGATTACGTTGTATGTGTAAAGTGATGAATCGCTCATGTCTATATGTAGCCAAATGGCTATTTTTTAGTAATTAATTGCTTTTGGAATTGTGCGTAATCGATTTTATAATTCAGATGCGCGAAGATGGTTGATGCCTGTGTTTTAATAATCGAATCGAATTTAGTTACATCGCGGTCGGCTATTTCTTCAATCACATGAAACCAACCATAATTCGCACTTAATTCGCTTGTTGCTGTAACGCTTCCTGCATCATCGCTATCGCCTTCTTCAGTTCCGTCATCATCTGGTTGTCTGAATACTCTTGGAAAGCTGTCAACAATTCTTTTTCGATATTCGAAAAAAAAACCATTGCACCATTCGCAATCATTAACGGCATCTCGTTGAAATCTTCCGCGTTCTTGAGATGAATTGTCGAATCGTAATCTTCGATTTCATAGCGATTAATAAATTCATTCTTGCAAGGTCTAAATAAAATTGCGAGTAACTTATTAAGATGCTTGGGGAACTCATTACAATTGGCATCCAAATCCAACCATTCGCCAAATGTCATGGAGTTGATATCGGGAACGAATCTGTATTTGGTGAACTTCGTCATGAACTTCGGCACGTGCTTAGATGGGATAGCCAACAACGCTTCATCAAATGAATTTTTAATGTCGTTCATTTGCGATGGAGTGAGCAACAAAACTTTACTTCTTGGCAGTTTTGTAATCGATTGAACTTGGTTAATCAAATCACCTTCGTTCATGGCAAATCCAACGTACTGGCCAACGGTTATCTTTTCGGGGGATAGGTCTAAATTAATCTTCATATCTCTTTGCAAGTTCGGTGATCCATTCGGTGTAAAGTTCGGTGACTTTTGTTTTGGCCAATCGCTTCCGTTGCTCCTTTTGTTGCAACCACATTCCGAATAAAACTGCGATTGTGAACGCTGACTGCGCTGGGTTGTTTACTTCGTTATTTTCCATCCTAATTGATTTACGCACACCGCATAGCGTTGTTTTTCGTCTGTGTATTCATTCTTCATTATATCATCAATCATGCACCTTTCGATGAAGTCCTGTATTGATTCATCCTTTTCTTTTTTTGGTATAGGCATTAGTCGATTTTTATTTGGTTATCGTTTAATATTTCATGGAACTTTTCGCGCATCTTATCGAGCGCATCGAGTTGTTCGCCATTATACTCTTTCGTATTATACTTGATGGTACTTCTCATTTCTTGGTCGAACTCCCATAACGCAAGATAAACAGCGTTTAAGTTAGTGAACCTTTTGTGTTCTTCGATGTCCGCAGGTTCATCCAAGTTAAATTCGATTATTGCTCTCATAGTTTGTCGCTTATGATGATGTTTACCGGCGCGTCATTGTCGCCTGCGTGAACCGTTCTCGCTTGTTTTGGTTTGAAATACTCCAATGTCTTTAGATAAAGTTCACTCGCAATCATCTTATCTTCATCGTTTCTGCTATTCCACAGCTTATCGAGGAATGCGTTGAACTGCTCCGCTTGATGTCCTGTAATGGATTCACCGAGTGATTCCCATTGTTCGGTTCGTTTATTCTTTGAACCAACGGGGCGGCCTTGCGTATTATTAGTTTGTCCTTTTGGTAATCCCATTTTTCTTAACTTTTGATATTTACAAAAATGATAATTGTTGATAATCGTAATTTGTCTTATTATTAGACCATATTGCTTCGGTTGTGGTGTCATATGCACCAACAAAATCCACCATTGGTTTGAATGGTAACCAATCAGCTTTTGTGTTTTCACACACAATCACTTGACCATTTCTATTTTGACACCATTCTCCAAGTTGGTTAAAATCAATTTTTTTACTATTGACCTTGTAATGTTCACCACCGAATTGATATGGTGGATCAATAAACCACGTAGCATTTTCATTTTGTAACTCATTGTAACTTGTATTGATAATTTGCCAATGTTTTATCTTATATATATTTTCAGCAATATTTGTTCGTGTATAATTCCATCCTGGTTCACCCCATTCAGTCACAATATTTCTTGGAGAAGTTGAACCTTTATTGATTGAAAAACCTATTAAATAACGTGCTTCTATTGGCATTTCTATTTCTCTGATGTCATCACCTTTTTTTAGTATTGGCAAATCTAAAATATCTTTCTTGGTGGCATTTATTAGCCATTTCCATAATTCAACTACAACTGGATATTTGTCAACTAATAAAATATCATTTTTCCAATGATGTAAGCTGTATCTTGCACTTCCTGCAAATGGTTCAATTATCCTATTATGTTTAGGAGGTGGATAGTATTCCACTAATTTTGATTTACTACCGTAATAGCTAAACATTACAACTCTATTTTAGTTTTGAAATGATTAATC